CAGCTGCTTGTTGCAGCTATTAATCTCATCTTCTTTGAGATTAATGCCTTGTCTACATCAGGAGGTGCCGGAATGACTAAGAAAGTTGTCATAAGCGACCGCTCGTCTAAAGATACGCGCGGTCTGCCTATTTCAATGGATCCTCATAAATTTTATGAGTATTCTAGTCAACTCCGGCATGAACAAGCTGATGGCTTGGAGGGTTTTTTACACAAGTTACTACCACGCTCGCTTTTTGCATCGTTAGCTTTCGCTATCGATCCATTTGCGAGGTTTAAAGTAGCCCTTGGTAGAATTTCCCCGAAGGTTCGTACACGTACTCACCAAATAGCCTCTGTTTTAGATGGGCGAAAGCTCAAATATCACAGAGATGTTTGGACTGAGGATACGCGTTATGGACCTCCTAGTGGTCATAAAGAAGATAGTTTGACGACATATGCCGTCCAACCTCTACTTAAGACCATAACCAAAGACACAACACGTCGTTTACGGGTGATCGGATCTGATCAGGGTGAATTTTCCAGTTGGAAAGCTCACGCTGTTTCTCCTCCTCAATCCGTAAGACGGTTGTGGACCGATGACAGTTATTATTCTGGAAGTGGTGGGTACTACTATAGAACCCACGATGACCAGATATTTAGCTGGATCGGGCCAACAGCTCGTATCACTCAACTCACTGTTGATTCACTTATGAACGCTGAAGAGTCGATTGCTTCGTCACTTATGGCGAAACATTCTATGTCCATGTATAAGGGTATCCTCCCTTCTGCACGAACATATACTCTTTTTCGTAACATAGTGGAGCTTAGAGATATACCGAGAAGTATCTTACAATTGCGAGATACTCTCGTTCATCTCGATCGCTCGTTTGACGTTCGTAACATACCACACAACGTACGGAGAATAGTAACCTCCGTTAACACTTCGTTGCGTGATGTGCCAAAAGAATGGTTAAGTTATTCTTTTGGATGGCGTCAAACATACAGTGATTTGATGGGTTTGTTGGCTTCTCCTCAAAAGATAGGAAATAGGATTAATTTCCTAATCAAGCGAGGAAATAAGCCAACAACGTTTCGCTCGAAACGTAACTTCGAATCGAGCTCAACGGCGTCTTCCGGCTTCGTCTATGACGTCACATTGCCTGAAAGGGGCGCGACTAGCGAGCATTTAGTTTCTCGCAAAACCGAGCTTCGTATGGTGGTAAATGCCACCATACCCTTTCCTCCAATTGACGTTCCCGGTCTTATGCGTAGAGAATTTTTGCGTAAGATGGGTACCACGCCCACGTTCACGGACCTTTATAATTTGGTTCCGTGGACTTGGTTAGTTGATTGGTTTACTGGCCTTGGCAATTATGTCGATATCATTGACACGATTGCCTCTGACAATTCACTGATCAACTGGGGAGTTATCACTGCTGAAACGCAGGGAAAACTCACTACGCGGCATCAGACGTATGTTGAATCTACAGCACATCGAAGTTATAACGGAATTGGGTATACAGATACTACTAAGGTTCTGTACCCCCATACCTCCGATTTATACTTCACCTCCCATTTAAGGAAGGATGTGTCGCAGATACTCGATGTAGGCATCGCTACTGATCCGAGTACATTAAACTCGTTTCAGCAATCGATACTCGGTGCGTTATTATCAACGCGCATCGTGTTTAGGCGCTAGGGAATTCTTCCTTAGCGTTCAACATTTATTACCAGGAGACGTCTATGCTTATCGATCCGATCACTGTTGCGGCCTCTGCTCCAAACCCTGCTATTGTGTTGGCTATTGTCAACCAAGACAGTTTTGGAACCGAGCGGCGTGATACTAATGGTGGTGGATACTCTTCCATCATCAATCATGCCAAGATTAAGGACGGAGAACGTCACTATATCCAGTTGTTACTGGAAAAGGACGTCACCGATCCTTATACTGCCGTTGTACGGAGAAAGAAAGCCTCCGTATCCATGTCAATAACGATGCCTACCGGTTTTACAGCCACCGAGATGGTGAATCTCGCGAAGCTTTTGACCGATACGATCGCTGACACGGACGTGACCACGACGAAGCTTCTCCAATGGCAAAGCTAGATTTGCGTGGAGGTACCAATCGCCGTAAGGTGATTGATGCTTCCGAATTGCGTAAGATGGCAATTATTCGCCGTCGTACTGCAATGCAAACTGGCTTCATAACTGGAGTCGCTTTTATCCTACTTATGGCTATCTTTGCCATAACAGGGTGTACGGTGCCACTTACAGTTGAAAAACCGAAGTGGTTCTTCGAACGACAAGTGGAGGCTCCTTTACCTCCAATGCCACTAGAAGGGTCTATGGAATATCGTAAAGATAATCCATGTTCACCGTCGTCGATAACACCCAATTAAGGGTGTAAGATCGCTATCATGACTCGGAATGCCAACCTCATGGAGGTGACATGAAAAGTCCGATAGTACTCCTACGAAACCTACTGATTGATTTCAGTAGGTTAGAGCCTGATGTAGAAGGCCTCGATCGCGATATCATCACGATCGAGAAAAGGTACGAAAATGAAGGATACGGTTTCCTATCCGTAGCCTTACCAACCTTAGGAAAAGCCCTTCAACAAGGCTTATCCACTGGATGGTTCCACTGCCCATTGGGGTTTAAACGTACTCCAAGGGGAGCAATCCCGAGAATCTTTTCGGGTATGTTCTTGGATGTTTTCGAACCTATAACTGGACGCGTTAAGGAAGATCCGAATTTTGGTACAATCAAAAATCTGTACCAGATTCTTTTCTTCTTTAAGAAAATTCAGCTAAGTGAAGAGAGCAACGACAAATTGCACTCTAAAGCTTGTTCTGAATTTTTCTCGAACGATTTGATAGCGACCGAGGTAGTTTTCCCCGATCGTGAATCTTTTCGTTTGAGCGTTGTTTCACGCTTTATCTTACCATCGCTGCGTGTTAACAGCTACGGTGAAATTGCGTGCAAACACGGTCCAGGTGCCGTAAAAGAGGGACTAAAGGCCAACCAGAAGTGGATGGCTGTTGCCGATTCTATCTTCCAAGATAGCTTCGACACGGCGGCATTAGAATATGATACTTTTGCCACAAGTTTCGACTCACTTTTGTCGAGTGAGTTGAAAGGCTTAAGTTCATATGCGAAGCCGTCGCAATCCTTCGATTACGGTGCTTCTCGCAGCACTGCTAGGCTAATTTCGGTTCCGAAGAATTCTACTTCAAACCGAACTATTACTGTCGAACCAGTACTGAACCAATTCGTTCAGCAAGGGTTGAATACAATATTGAGGGATTCTATCCTCCAATGTAGTATTTTAAGACAGTGCCTAGCTTTATCCGACCAAACCAAGAATCAACAACTTGCTTTGGAAGGATCCCGTACGGGCGAATGGGCTACAATTGATTTAAAGTCCGCGTCTGACTTACTCAGCGTCAAGCTGGTTAAGTTAGTATTCGGCTCGCATGAGGAATTTCTTACTCATGCGATCAATTGTAGGACACCTAAAGTAGATGATATGAAGAATATCATCGAAATAGGTAAGTTCGCAGGTATGGGTAATGCATTAACTTTCCCTATCCAGTCTATTGTTTTTGCCGTAGTGGCAATTACAGCTATTCTGGACTTGAGGCAAGTTAGAGCCTCAAAAAGGAATTTGATGCATGCCGCGAGGCATATTCGGGTATATGGTGATGATATCATCATACACACCAAGTATGCTCATCAGGTGGTAAATTGGCTTAAACTTTTTGGCCTTGCGGTCAACGAGTCTAAGAGCTTCCTTACAGGAAACTTTAAGGAAAGCTGCGGAGTTGACGCGTATATGGGCGTTGAGATAACGCCCATCTACATTAAACCCCGCCCAGACCAACCCTCTGTTGATCCCAGTGATATAGCTAGTTTAGTTTCGCTCTCCAACCAACTATGGATGGAGGGCCTATACTCTACTAGCGCCTGCATAATGCGAGAAGTGGAAGAGAGATTAGGATATTCTCTCCCATTAGTATCGCGTGATGCTGGTTCACTTGGGTGGCACTCCCGTCTTGATTCATCCTTCGCCACTAAGTGGTGTCGGAAGACTCATCAGTTGCTCGTAAGAGCACCAGTTGTTCTTTCAAAGTTAAGAAAAGACAAACTGGACGGTTGGGCTGCTTTGTTGAAGTTTTTCCATGTCCCCCTTGTTGGGAGACCTGTAAATCATCTTCAACAAACTTCAACGCGATTCCAACTTAGAATCGCTCAGAGGTGGGTGCCGGTACGCTTAAGTGGTACCGTAATTAGTCCTTAGGATTTTCCTAAGGCCAGAGAGGGACACGTTTGGTTAACCGGCCCCGTAAGGGGCCGGTTTAACCGTGTCTAGCAACGTGCATTCACTCGCGTGAATGTAGTACCAATGGTACAGCCAAGCTGAAAGGCTTGACGCGATGCTAAACCGTGCAGAGCC